CTGGGGGACTTGTTCTCACGTGATGACTACCCAACCGCCGAAGAACTACAGCGCAAGTACAGGGTGCACATCAACTATATGCCTCTGCCTGATGCAGGTGACTTCCGTGTCGACATTAGCAATGAGGCTCTGCGTGAAGTCAAAGAGCAGTATGCCGACTTCTATACCACGCAGTACAACACCGCGATGAATGACGTGTGGACACGTCTACACAAGGCACTGACCAATATGTCAGAGCGGCTCGACTACGGCAGTAAGGAGGACAAGAAGGTATTCCGCGACAGTCTCGTGGGTAATGTCAACGACATGGTGGAGCTTCTCCGTGTGTGTAACGTGACTTCATCCCCACAGATGGCGCAGATGGCTGACAAACTCGAAGAGGCCATGGCGGGTGTGACACCTGATGGACTGCGTGAGGACGATACCTTCCGCGCCGAAACCAAACGTGCAGTGGACGATGCGATCAAGTCCCTGCCATCACTTGACCTATAAGGAGGACAACATGAATATCACAGTCAAGGTCACAAACAACTACGGCAGCAGAGCCGTGTATCCCGTGTGTAGAGCGGGTAAAATGTTTGCGATGATAGCGGGGACAGTGACACTAACAGACCCGACTATCGCCCTAATCAAGCAGCTTGGATACGAAGTCCAAGTCGCACAGGAAACCTTATAAGTAGTGGCTAAAAATCAGGTTAGCCAGGCTAACCTGAATTACAATTGGAGAACAACATGACTAATCAAGCACAAGCAATGTACGCACTTACACTCGACCAGTGCGTCGATCTTATCAAAGCAGTGGGTAGCAAACGTACCGTCCTAGCTCAAGGCGACATGGGTAACGGCAAGTCGTCGATGCTCACCACCTTGGCAGAACAACTCCCCACGCATCGACCCATATACTTCGACGGTACGACCAAAGACCTTGGCGACATTATGATCCCATCCATGCAGTCTATCGAAGAAGAGGGCTGTGTGCGTATGATCCCACACGAAGAGCTGGGTCTGCATATCGAAGGGCCGATCATCCTAATGCTCGACGAGTATGGCAAGGCGAACCCCGCTGTGAAGAACGCCATGCTGCGTCTGATGTTGGAGCGCAAAGTTGGTAGTTACTCACTACACCCTGACAGCATTGTCTTTGCCACGACCAACAAAGGCAGCGAGGGAGTTGGTGACATTCTACCACCACACGCACGTAACCGTATGACTGTGGTGCAGATCAAGAAGACAGACCACATGGCGCTGATCGAGTTTGGTATCAACGATGGCTGGGATCACAGTATGTTGGGTTGGATCAAAGACAATCCGCAGCTGTGTGCATCGTTCGAGGATGTGAAAGACCCCGACGAGAACCCATACATCTTCCACCCCAAGCAGCAGCGCGCTGCCTTCGTGACGTCTCGATCTCTGCACTCTGCATCTGACATACTCAAGCAGCGGCACTTGATTGACGATGTGACACTGACCGCTGCCTTGATGGGTACGATTGGTGATCGTGGCGCGATGGACTTGATGGCGTTTGTATCATTGGCTGACCAGCTGCCTAGTTTGCAGTCGATCAAAGACGATCCGGCCAGTGCCAAAGTGCCTGACAGTGCAGCAGCTATCTGCATGGTTGTGTATAGAACTCTTGCTGCGTTGGAGAAAGACTGGCTCAACGCATGGATGGACTACCTGCCACGTCTCGATACCGAGGCACAGGCTATGTTCGCCAATGGTGTACGTTCACCGAAGTATTCCAAGCAGTCCATGGTGATGACGAACAAGAAGTTCACCGAGTGGGCTATGAAGAATAACCACCTCTACACCGCCGACAAGGTGTGAGGATTATAACCGAAACCCATAACAAGGAGAAAACCAATGGGTAAAAAATGGACAGATAAAGAGGACGATGTCCTCGTGACAATGCGCGATGCAGGTACAAGCTACCGCGAGATTGCTTCAATCATGGGCCGCACACCGCAGTCATGCCAACAACGTGTGTTCAAGTTGGGTAAAGCCAAGCCGCACACAAAGTACGGTGCGCGGAAAAACAAATCGAAAGTGGTGCAGGAAGTGGCCCCTGTAACGGACCTCTACCAAGAGGCATCGTATCCGCTCGACCTCGACTACAACTTCTTGAAGCCGAAACCTACGCTTCTTGAACGTATCATTCACAAGCTCTTTAGGAGATAACAAAATGCTCATGTTAAACCAACTAACAGAGGAGCAGCGGCTTACCAAAGCCGTTGTTTCCATCATGGGGAACCCGAAGTACACCGCGCTTGCTGGTGTGCTGATGATCGGGAACCGTAACATCGTGGACGACCCATCCGTACCAACCGCATGTACCAATGGACGTGACGAGATGTACGGACGTGAGTTTGTAAAGCAACTCAACGACGCCGAACTTAGGTTCTTGGTGTTGCACGAGGTGTACCACAAACTGTTCCGGCACCTGACAACGTGGCAACATTTGTACAAACAGGACGCTTACCTTGCGAACATGGCGTGTGACTTTGTTATCAACCTCAAGATCGTGGACGACAACGCGAAGGACAGGTTCGCCACGATGACAGGCACCCTCGAAGGCGGGTGTTACGATACCAAGTACGCTGGCATGGACACGGCACAGGTGTACAACTTGTTGCGTGATGACCAAGATGGCAACGAAGGCGGGCAGGGTAGTGAGTCACTACCTGATGGTGGTCAGCCGTTCGACGAACACGATTGGGATGGCGCGGAAGAGATGACCGCCGACGAACAACGTGAACTCGCACGGGAGATCGACGAGGCTGTACGTCAAGGTGCGTTGGTTGCAGGTAAGCTGGGCAGTGGTGGTGATCGTGACCTAGCCGAATTGCTACAGCCACAGGTCAACTGGCGTGAGGTGTTGCGTGAGTTTGTGCAGACTACGTGCACAGGCAGTGACTACTCTACCTATCGCCGACCCAACCGCAGGTACTTGTCCAGCGGTATGTATATGCCGAGCGGTATTAGCGAACAGGTGGGTGAGCTTGTCGTGGCTATTGACACGTCTGGGTCTATCGGACAGCGTGAACTCTCTGCGTTCCTCACCGAGGTGAAGGAGATATGTGAGACTGTACACCCCGAGAGTGTACGTCTGATGTATTGGGACACCCGTGTGTGTCGTGACGAGAAGTATGACATGCACGAACTCGATACGCTTGTGCAATCTACCAAACCCGCAGGGGGTGGTGGCACAGATGTTACCTGCGTTACCGATTACATTCGGGACAACAACATCAACGCGCAAGCTGCAATCGTGCTGACCGATGGCTATCTATTCGGTGGCTGGGGTCAGTGGACTATGCCTGTGCTGTGGTGTGTCATGGACAGTGGCAGAACTGCAGACGTGGGTAAAACTGTACACATAAAGTCAAGGGATATGTAAGATGGGAAAACACGCGACCAATCGTAGGGGGGAACGCGAGAACGGACGCTTGTTCCGATCTAGCAGGCGGCGCGATGCCTACTTCCGCAAGTTAAAGGAAGATAAACTAAACAAGAGAGAGAAAAATAAAATGAGCAAGATGGGAAACTACGTTGTGGGTCTGCAGGAGCAGCCCACATATATAAACTGCCCCGAGTGCGAGGGCGAAGGCCGATGCGAATACGAACGCGAGGTGCCTATGTCGAACTCAAACCCGTACGGGTATCTGGAAGATTACTGGGCCGATTGCGAAAACTGCAACGGTGCAGGTAGGGTCGAAAGGGACGACGATGAATGAAGATGAAGTGAAAAAGAAGATTGAGATCGCTGGCTTTGTCGGTGCTATCTTTGGCTTTGCCAGTGGCGTTGCCCTGATGACCCTAGTCAGTATAATCTTTTGAAGGAGTATCGTGTGGGTAGCCGTTGAAATCTAATGTGACGCATTTGGTAGCAACGCCTTCCGAAGTAAACAACCGCCATTCCCGTGGCGAGGTGATTTATCTTGCAGATGGAAGCTACCCACCCAAAGAACCTAAACGAAACTAATATCACAAGGAAGACTAAAAATGTTAACATATACAAATTATCGCTCTTTTGCAGAGGTAGTGGCTCACTACGATAGTATCACTCCACTGCGCGGCAGCACCAATGCAGGTAAAGACATCCGCCCTATCGGTGATCGCCGCCGCAAATACGAGCGTATCGTGAAGATCAGCAACAACTGCTATGCCTTGTCTGATGGCTATCACTTTGGCGACGAACACTTTGGGTATTGGTACCTGAGAATAAATGGACAGCACTTCACACCGACACCCGCAGACATGGAGAAGTATGCACCTATCGTGTGGCGCAAGAAGCGTGATGGCACAGAAGAAGTCACACTACGCAACGGTTGGGGTCCGAGTACGCACGTCAACAGGTATAACTTTCTGTATCGTCACTCACCAAGGTACACGATGTTCCAAATCCGCAACGGCAAACACTTTATCGAAACAGGACGAACTCTACCCGATACTGAGAATACTCGGTATTACCTCGCCAAGACAACCACGATGCCGAAAGTGATGCACAACAAAACCACCAATAACCAATACTACAACCAGTCTCTACCCCGTGCGTGGGCTACAACACGTGACGACAACTCTGCAGTTAAGTTCATACGCATCGAGGGTGGGTGGCAGCATGTCGAGGGTACAGGACGCAGCTTGCCGAAAGCTCCGACAGTCAACAAAGACCTCAAGGCCAAGTTCAAGGACGACATCAAGAAGTTCTTTGAGTGGGGTATGGCTATGTCGCCGCTATTGCCGTTGGAGGACAGAGAGTACTTGGGCATACAGATGGCAGACCTGTACACGCACTACGGGCAGAAGCCGACTTGGCAAGGGCTACAACCTGCACCGACCACAGCCCGTGCCATTGTGCGTGACGACCAACACGATGCGCGCCTCGCGTTGTGGGTACTCTTTGCCAAGGACTGCACCGATGGGTGGTCTTGGAACGCGGAGTATCTAACAAAGACAGTAGAGACCAAGGAGGACTTAGCCAAAGTACGATCACGCTACAACACGTTCATCAATAAACAACTAGGCTTCATGCAGAAGTAAGGAGAACAACTATGCCTCAACTACCACTCAAACTCGTAAAAGACATCGTCGGACAAAGAGACGTCGTCACTGTGAATTTCGGCACTATGGATATGGCGCATGAACTCACGCAGAAAGTTCGCGGTATCGAAGTCGCGCCGAGAAGCACGGATTCTATGTGGGTGTATCGACCACAAGATACCTACGCCATGGGCTACATAGGCTACTGCCAAGTGTACAACCAAGAGCAGCGTTACGCGGTGTTCTCGCCCAACATACACAACGGCAAGTATAACTATGGTGAGAAACAACACATGGCTAGTGCCTTGCATAGGCCCAAGGGTGTTGCCAACGCAGCAAAACATCTACGTCCGTTGACCACCAAGCAAGTGCTAGAGTTTACGCAGGGGGACTTTGTCAGTGCGTTGTACGAGGCAAAGTCCACAGCGCGTAGTCAAGTGGCTAAAGCTACACAGCAGATCGACCTTCGCTTGTTTGCCTTGGAACGCTACCGCAAGCCGGACTTAAATCCGTTGCAGGACGAACTCCAGCGCATACTGAATTCGGACTATGTGTTTGTTGACAAGGAACTCGAAGCACAACTCCACGCGGCGTTCACTGCGGTTGCGGAGCATGAAGATAGTAAGAAGCTACATAACGCGAAGCATACATTTATCGAAGTGATCGAGACCCATGGCAGGAATACGTTCCGTGGGTACGCTGAAGTGGACGACGACCGAAGCCTGTATCGCATGGCGGATACGAAGGAGAACTTGTTTTACTTCACACAGGAAGAACTACCAGATCGTCTGATGGGTGCAATGTCTGTGCTGTCGATGGTGGAGACAGGGGTATACGTTTCCGGCGTTGGGTATCGAGCCGCCAGTAATATGTTCTATGTGAGGTGCGAGTAAGTTAACGTGGTATCAAGCAACATCACGACTTATCGCGTGGCGATACATCCTACTACGAATGAGGTAGATATAATGTGTTTTGACCTCGGAGGTATTGACACGTCAGTTTTGGGACGATACGATAACATAAACGAGACCCCCAAATGGGTCCAAGAGCGTATCGCTACCTTAATGCTAGTCGATCCTACACCACCAACTAAAAAGGTTGAGGGCGTGGGCCACAGAATAGACCGGTCAACGTATTGGGTCTACCACGAATAGGTAGTGAGTCACTACCATGGGGGGCGGTTCGCTGCCCCTCACAAACTAACCGAAGCCAGTTATCACGCGCGGCCCGTTTCAAAGGTTGCACCATAGCTATAAAAGGAGAACCCGATGGCCCTAACACCAGAAGCTAAAGTTAAAAAGGTGGTGGTGAAGTACCTAAAGGAATTGGGTGCCTATTACTTCTACCCTGTCACGGGGGGTTTCGGACGGAGCGGCGTACCTGACATCGTCGCATGCTACAAAGGATTGTTCTTCGGCATCGAGTGCAAGGCAGGAAAAGGTAAGACCACCGCACTACAGCAGAAGAACTTAGAGGATATCAAGGCTGCAGGAGGCTTTGATTGGGTCGTGAATGAAGAGAACATGCACGACACGAAGGAGACGCTCATAACATGGGCGAAAGCAACGCAAAACTACTAAATCATAAGGATGATTAACATGAACGCACTTAATGCACAGCAAGTATACATCACAACTCGTCTGGACACAGATACCTCGTTTGGGGTGCGTGTCGATAACGGCGAACAAGTATTCATCAACGCGAAGCTCGTACGTGATAAGGACTTGGATGCAGGGGATACACGGAAACTAATCCTGACCCCCAACCC